AAAAAATGTATGTACATTACACGATTTCAACCCGTTTGAGAACTTCGAACAGGTAGTTACCTTAAAAGAAGGAGCGGAAGAAGCATATTTACGTGTTTACCCGGCGTTTACCTTGGATTTACCTAGTAAAAACACTACCGAATTACCCCTATTTACTATATTACCTAAATATATATTATATACACATGATATAAAGAGTAATGGTGGTATAGACAGTGTTATTGAAAATAATAATGTCTGTGTGGGTAAAGGTAAACAGGGTAAATCGGTAAATACGTCTCAGCCGATAGCGAAAGTGCAAGGTAAACAGGGCAGTAAATCAGCTGGTAATTTAGAGATTTACCCAGACGACGAGCAAAACATACCAAAAACAGCACAATTACAGATAATAAGAGACATCCAGAATTTTAAAATGTCCACATATTCAATGACAAATAATGTAGATCCTGAACAATTCACATATGAAATGGTTCAAGCGTATCCACATTTGAAGAACGAAGCGACCAGAATAAAATCACATGTTGATCAATTGAATAAACAAGGATGGAAATGATGTAAAACGAGACGGAATAATATTTGAACCAATGGAATGATTTTATAAATGTTTATAGGTGAACCAACATGAATAAAATAATTAGAGACTGTACAAACTGCAAGCACGAAGGTAGCCCAGACAAATATCCCGGCGACAGATGTTTTGATTGTATAAATGCTGAATCAATAGATGTATACTGGGAATACGCAGGTGAATCAATATATGACTAAATATAAATTTGAAATACAATCGCATATAGTAGTAGTAGTTGAAGCAGATAACGAAATTGAAGCCCGTATGGACATTATAGACAACATAGAAAGATATGTAGATCCAGATCCGTATGTCTCTGATGGTGAAGAATGTAACAATGGTGAATCAATATGAACAACGAAGAAGAATTGAATTGTGTTGGTGGTGAGTGAGTATGGGAAAACCACCATCCCACATGACTGCATACCAACGAATTGCAGCCAGGCAGAAAGTTGCCAGGCTCAGCAGGATCAACGAATACTATCAAGACAACGACGATGCCAGCATAAACCAAGCAGTGACATTTATTCCCGAGTCTGCATCGTTAGTCCAGCAATACTCTAAACTTCGAACGGAGCTGGTCATAGAAGGCCACCAGGACGATATCACACCCGAAGACATAGTAGAGTACGTCTACGGCAAAAATCCCAGTAGGCACCGTCAAATAAGACCACGCCACAAAAAAACGGACTATGAAAATCCCATCAGGCACAAACAGTGAATGAGGTAGAAATTCCTAAGTTTATAATTACCGTTTTTGTACGGCTGTATGTGAACTATACAAAACTATAATGGAAATTTAGAAAATCGAATAGTGCATCAGACTGTATTTTTGAACTCATGGGGCGCAGGGGATGGGGTTGTTCGCGATCAGAGACAAAAGACAAACTACTTATACTATGTAGTACTATATAGTAATTGTACCTATAGCTCAATGGTAGAGCGCTAAAATTTCCATCTTCGCTTGTTCACCGTTTCGACGGCTGCACAGAAAATGGTTACTTCGCTTGAAACGAAGAGATTTCGGTTCGAATCCGAACGGGTACATCGGGGCTGCGAACAGTACGGTTACTTCACTTCATGCGAAACAATACCGTGTTGGTTTGTTCTCCCTGTTCAATCATGCGGGAATAGCTCAGAGGCAGAGCGCCTGGCAATAGACTCTGTAGTCGTCTGTCCTCCTTCGGGTTGCGTAGATTACAGATACTTCGGGACCGGGGCGTCGGTGGTTCGAATCCACCTTCCTGCGCCAAATCTCCTTAGATGAGGTTGTGTAAAAAATGAAATTTAATATCAAACAAACGATACGAAATGAATTGAAAAATAATCCAAACAGGGTTGATAACTATGAGGGTGGAATGGGATTTAATGTTGATCCGCTCACAGAACTATATATGCGGGCTGCTACCTGCCTGGTTGGTGAACCAAAATTCTATGAATCGGCAGACTTTGCAGACCAAGAACTGATTCGAGCCACTCATAAAGTATTGGAAACCAATCCTGAGTTCGTATTGCAGTTGGCAGTGTACTGCCGTGAGCGGATGCACTTGAGATCAGTCCCGCTCGTACTCTGCGCCGAATATGCGAATATGGCGCCAGGCACTGTACCAAATGCCCGAAAATATATCACCCGTGTAATCCAGCGTGCAGATGAACTTTATGAGATAATCGCTTACCAGTTTGAGCGCAACAAGATATCCCCTCGCAAAACAAAACTCCCTATGGTCATCAAGGCAGGTGTGCGGGATGCATTCCAAAAATTTGATCAATATGCGCTGGGGAAGTACAATCGTAAGGGCGCAGTGAAACTCAGGGATGCGCTGTTCTTGACACACCCAAAGCCCCAAAACACCCAGCAGAAACAAGACTGGGACAATCTTGCAGCGGGTACACTTAAAACTCCAGTGACATGGGAAACACAGCGTTCTGCCGGTTTGATGACATGGTCGGAAGTAATCCATAATGTTTTCCATAAGGATGGTAAGATCAACAACTATATGGCCATACTGCGAAATCTCAGAAACATCATGCAAAGCGAAGACGTCACAAACACAGACATTGAGCTTGTATGTAGTATGCTTTCTACTCCAGAAGCAGTCAGGAAATCAAAGCAACTGCCGTTCAGATTCTTGTCTGCGCATCGGATAGTCAAAGAGATGAACCACGCCATGACAAACAGCGTACTTGATGCGCTCGAAGATGCGGCGGCCGCGTCAGTCGACAACATGCCACGCCTGGCAGGCACTACACTCATTGCGTGTGATGTGAGCGGTAGTATGACCTGGACTCCCATCTCAAAGAATTCAAGCGTATACCCTTACGACATCGGGATATTGCTCGGTTCAATGGCGCATAAGTTCTGCAACACATCCATCACAGGAATATTTGGAACTGACTGGAAACAAATACCTATGAGTAGGCGCTCAGGCATACTGTCAAACGTCAATGAAATGCATCGCCACGATAATGATGTAGGATGGGGCACAAACGGGCATAAAGTCATTGAGTATCTGCTTGAAAACAATATCCAGGTAGACAGGATTATGATATTCACCGACTGCCAGATGTGGGACAGTTATAGTGATCAGAGCTTCGCACCAACATACATAAAATACCAGCGCAAGTGTCCAGATACAAAACTGTATTTGTTTAACCTGTCCGGGTATGGGAATATCATTGTCCCGCAGGATACAAAGAATGTTCACTTGATAGCCGGATGGTCTGACCGGGTACTTGAATATATCCAGACGAGCGAGCAGACTGGCACCTCTGCAATTGAACGAATAAGGGCTATTAAACCCTGATTTTTTTATAGGTGTGATAAAAATGGAACGAATAAACGTAGCTGTCTCCGATGAGGCAAAAGAAGTTCTCGTGAAATATCAAAGAAAAAATAAGATACGGAATCTGGAAAAGGCTATGAATGCCTTGTTGATAGAATTTGGGGAGACGTGTTAATGTTTTTCAAAGACATACGAGATGTTCTGAATCCGTTTGCGAACAGTACATTGAAGAGGGATATGTAATGTCAGGCACATTCAATGTTGAACGAATTGGTGGTGAGTATTACCTGTGTGTATACGGCGTGTCGTGGATGCGCAGCATTCCGGACGAGGTAGAAATGGATTTCGAAACATGGATTAAGAGGAATCAACAATGAAAAACTACGAAATACGGCTATCCACCCAAACATCGGGCGTGACGCTGAAAAATCTATCTGGAGGTAATGTACGTAATAAAATTGACGCATTGCTAGGTACAGACGGATTGACGAAAATTACAGTGTCATGGGAATCAGTAGAAGATGCCCCGTTAAAGTCTGAGGAACTGGTAAGTGATCTTGATATAATTGACGATGTGGTCGAAGAACCGACCCCTCTATCTGAGGAATCTGGCAGTGGGAAACTGCCGTCCAGGACAACCGAAGATTCAATCCCACCATTCGAAGAGATGGAACGAATTTCAAAAACAAAACTCGCTAAATATATCAATATCAATGTATTCAACATGGGATATCATGACCAGGGAGACGGTAAGATCGTCATCTGCTATGGTACAACAAAAGTTTATACTTCATGGGAGGATATGTTCAAATTACCTACATTTATCGACAACAAATCGATCGAAGGCCTGAACAACCTCAAACAGGTTGCAGTCCGGAATTTCCGTAAATGGATGGCAACTCATCCAGACAAAAATCGAAACACGAAAATTCAAAGATGTGAACCGGGCCCCCTATAACCCCGGGGTCGAGTGAACTACCCCTCTACTTGTAGAGGGGTAGTTCACCTGATGCGGAAAGAGAAGTTAGGGGGACAGGATTAAAAACCGGATCCGAATTGAATGGGATATATAGGTATTTGAAGCGGTGACGTGCCCTGCACGCCTCTGTGCTCTGTACGGGGCATCAAAAAAAAAAATAGGAAGGTGAAGAAATGAAATATGAGAATATTGGAAGTGGGTCTATGGATTATAATTTTTTCGTAACCGATGATAAGAAAATCTATAAATCTCATGAAGTGGGATGTATCGACCTTTTTAGGGGCAGAGTCGAAATCAATCACGAATGGAAATTATTCGACAAAGAACGATATGGAGATAAAATAAATTGTATCCCTCTGCAGTTCACAGGATTAAAAGATAAAAACGGGGCTAAAATATATATAGGGCATGTGGTAAAAGTCAATCAGGTATTAAGACCAACCGGGATAAATGATTATCGGCATAATGTAGAATATCTAATTATCTATAAATATAATCAATTTTTTGCAGAAATTATACGAAATTTTGATGGCGCATGTTATTATTATGGATATGTATTAGACGACCTTAATACAAAATGCCAGATAATTGGTGATATTTCCACCGCACCCGGTTCGTGGATTGCGGGGGTAAGGGAAACCGAACTTTTCTAAAACGATGAGGATGTCAATTCTCTTCCTTTTTTCGTGTCGCTAACCAATCTCCAAATTCTTTTGCTAGTTTTTCATCGATGTTTATTTCTGTAGTTTTTTCAACGTCGATCTTTCCAGAGTGCAAAACTTTGTCTGTTAGTAATCCCATCAATTTTAGGGATGCCAAACGATTCTCCAGGATTGGTTTCTGCAACGCCGTATAATCATGTAAGTTTTGAGCTTGACTGGCTTTGCCTTCGAGCTCCCGGACTTTCATCTCAAATGCAACATTATACTCGCTTCTCATTATGGATAAAGGAACAGAATTTTCAAAACTTTTTTTGATCGCATCTATGTCATTATATACAACTTTGCGACTAATTTCTGGATGCAGTTGCTTTAATATTTGTACTATTTCGTCGGCTGATGCGTGCTTGATATAATATAGCATAATATGATACCGCCGTTTGCGAATTTTTTCATTCCTGCCGAGCGATTCGTAGTTGATTTGCATATAATCAATTAAATGTCAACAAAATATTTAGGTTTAACTCTAAAAAAGGGAGGAAGGCAACCCAGGGGACATATACTCCAGATTGCCGGTTGAGCTTAAACTTTTTTTAGGAAGACCTCTATGATGTCCCCCTCTTTGATATCATGCCGCTTGCATGAATCGGTGACCACTATGCGGAAACCCTTCTGGATTTTCCGCTCGCCGCAATTGATTTCAGTCATTTAAAAGCAGATGCGCTTTGTTTGCTCGGCAGCTATGAGTGTTGAACCAGAAACAAGGAAATTATCTGCAATGACATAAGCGATGGCTTTTTCATATGACATATCCAAATATATTACAGGGACGTTACCTATATTCAGCCGTTTTGCAGCTTCCAGCCGGGCATGACCGGCCACGACCATGTTATCAGTGGTTGCTAAGATCGGATTAGTCCAGCCAAATTCAGAAATTGATTTTTCAAGTTTCTTTAACTGAGATTCTGGATGTATCTTTGGATTCCGTTCAAAGGGTTTTAGTATATCAATTTCAACAGTTTCAATTTGCATATAATTATCTCATAATATATTTATAGGAACGTGCCGATTCATCCCCCTAACAAGTTAAGGGGTTTTCTCGGCACGTTCCTATAAACATCGATGAAAAACTAGCAAAAGAATTTGGAGATTGGTTAGCGACACGAAAAAAGGAAGAGAATTGACATCCTCATCGTTTTAGAAACTTGGGTTGAATATAATGTCCGAATATATAGGTATTAAAGTTCCTATCATTGAATAATCATCCATGAAATATAGGTTTGAATGACCAGGGTCTCCACCATTAAATTTAACACTTTTTTTAACAATCAAATTTAATGATTGAGAACCGTACAATGGTGATATTTTAAAATCAAATTCTATTACTTTCCAATCTCTTAAGTCCAATGGATAATCATATACGTGAGTTATAATACCCCCACGTTCTAAAAATCCACTTAACCAAAGTAAATAATCATTTTTACTAGCGAGTCGCATTTTACCCCGTAGTAGATTATTAAAAACAGCTAAACGGTTTTTGCGTTCCAGTTCATATATTTTTATTCTCTCATTATATTCATTGTTTTTCGATTCATTTTTATTTCTGGCATCCATTAATATTTTATTTAAATCTATAGGCACATCGTGTTTTATTATTTTTTCCATATTTCATTCCTCCTTCTTTTCACCTTGTAGTGTAGTATATTATTACAATTACTACTATGTGGTATTACTATATATACATGTCCTCTCTTACTGATAGCAATTCAACAAAAAGAAATAAAAATTAGATAATGCTTATGCCCAGGGGTCGGACCGCATGCCCTGCAATTCTATTGTGGGGTGGGTGACCGCATCAAATACCTATAAATCCCATTCAATTCGGATCCGGTTTTTAATCCCGTATTGCGTGTGATAACCTCATCATCCGATAGTAAAAGTCCCTTTTTTTTCAGACATGTAACAGCCGCCGCAAGCATCTTTTCAGGGATACCCGCAGGGAGGCACACAACATCAAATTCCTGCGACAATGCCACCGATATTGGAATTCGTGTGACTGGTGGCACCCACCGTCCAAGTTCCTGAACGATTTTTATAAATGGGAATTCATCCGTTAATGCCTGTGCTGCATCTTCTGAATCTGGAAACAAATATAAAATACTATCGGGTTCAAGGGTATTCAACTGTGATAGTAATTCTGGTATGTTCATTTCTACGCTTCCTATGATATATTCATGTCAATATTCAAAAAAAAAGAGGTTATGTAGTTATGTAACTTCTCTTATCAATTCAGGTGGTGTTGTCAATTGCAATGGGAAATCACTAACCATATATTCACCAGCCCATTCAACATATGCGCCATCGGTGGTAAAGAAAAATATAGCATCGCCGTTGGTACCATATGATCCGTCCAAATCTGGAGATTCTACAACGAGCCCCTGTCTTTGTTCCACATAATGAGTATGTGGATCTCTTATAATCTGTTCCTGTGTAGTAAGCTTCGAGTTCACACTTGACACCTTCCCCTTTGCCACATACTCGGCCATTACCTTACCATAACTTACCAGATAAATATAAAACATCTTGTTCTCATCATTAAGCAATTCAAGCCTTCGAATCAAGTTCTCTCTTTCAAGACTTTTATCTAATTTTGGAGGTGGTGATGCTGTAAGCATTCGATCTTGATTCTCTTCTGTTAACGCGGCTTCCTTTCCAGATGTAGTTTCTTTATATAGATCGTTATTTTCACCTGTACAACCCATAAATGCTGACGAAATGATCATCAGCATGATTCCAATTGCTATTATTTTCGCATTCATTCTTATCACCATAGTACTTTATCCACATGAAGTGGTAATTTGTCTTTGAATATTTCCCTATTTGCCATATTTGACCGTGCGTTATATTCAGCTACAAGGTACTCATAATAGTTCTGTTGCCCTAAAAACTTCTTTTGCAGACTGTTATAGTCCTGCTTTGTCTGCCAGTCCCATAAAGACACATTTCCATATAGTTCTCTGTAGGCGGTCATCTCAGTCTGGGTGTTGCTGATACTACGTTCTGTTGCCCGAATGTCTTCATATTGCGTCTTGAACCATTCATAGTTATAGATGGCATTGTCGGCATCATAGGTTTTATCTATGATATTACCTGCACTGTCGATCTGAGTAGTTACGCTTTTGGCAGGCAACAGTGCAGCTTTTAATGCCCAGCCACCCAAAATTAATGCAATTAATAACATGAAGGTTATAATCGCTACCGTTATTGTTTTCATTGCTTTGTCTCCTTCTCACGCTCTATTTTTTCTTCAATAGCATTGTTCACAAATCCCAGTATAGGATAATACACGGCCTTGATTTGTAATTCAACTTTACACCCGGCAGGTATTATAAATTCAGGCGCAGTGTCTTCACCTGCCCGGACAGACGCAGGAATAACTCCCTGTCCCTTGCTGGAAACCAAGGACGTGAAAATCACTTGTTTATCATCTGGAATCTCTACACGTTCAAACTGAAATTCATTGATTGGAATCATATTATTTGAATTCATCATGAAATTAACGCCACCATCATATATATCGTTTTACATTACATATTGTTTTACATTTTTATTAAAAATACTTTAATACTACATAAAACATATAGTTCCTGTAATGCCCCCCACCCCTGTAGAGAGTTTACCTCCCAGAGCACTTTCTAAATATTCAAAGGCGTTCTTTGGGAATTATTATCTTGGATTAGACATTCCTAAGCATCAGGGGCGGTGGTTAAATTATACAGACAGGTTACGGCATCTACAATTAAGTCCTCGTGATCACGGGAAAACTACAATTTTTTGTCATTTATTTCCAGTGTGGGCAGTATGCAATATTCCAAATGTCCGAGTACTCATGGTAAGCAAAACCGCAGGGCAGGCGAACAAATTATTGGGTACCATACGGACAGAACTCAGACACAATCCTAAAATCATTTCAGATTATGGGGAATTAATCACAAGTAAAGGTGTTGGGGGGTCGATCTGGTGTGTACGTGATGATGCAGGTAGAATACTCAAGGATCCCACCGTGGAGGCAGTGGGCGCCTTGGGGGCAATCACAGGCGGGCACTTTGACATAATTATCGTAGACGACATGCTGGATGATGAGAATACCAAAACGGAATCACGTATGGAAACTATGAACAACTGGTTTTATGGCACCATTGGGCAGTTGGTAGAACCTCATACCAAAATGTTTGTAATCGGCACAAGGAAACACTACGCTGACCTCTATCAACAATTGATAGATAATGCATTGTGGCAGCGGTCTATTGACAGAGCAATCATAGAATGGCCTGAATCATATGAATACGTATATTCAATTGATTCAGACGAGAACGAATACATCTCGGACGTGGAAGTTACAGGAGATAGCAAAGTACTATGGCCGGAAGTATGGGACATAAAAAAACTTCTCATCGACCGACAGCAGGCGGGGTCGATCATGTTCGACAGGGAAAAACAAAACGACCCGTCAGGAATGAAAGGACAATACTTGAACATAGACTGGCTGCAGTACTATGAGTGGGCAGACCTTCCAGATGACCTGACATACTATATCGGAGTGGACCTGGCAATCAGTGAAAAAGAACATGCAGACGAAACATGTATTGCGTTGGTTGGTTACCAGGCAAACAGACGCAAATTATACATGATAGAAATCCGGCACGGTAAATGGGACTTCCCAACAGCGTACAATAAAATCTGTACTGCATATGAAGAGTGGGCCGGTGCAGGTATGCGGGCGGTTGAGGTATTGATAGAGAACAATGTCTATCAGGCAGCCATGGCACAGCATATCGCAGACAGTACCTGGATCCCCGCAGTTGGTGTCCTTACAACTAAAGATAAGATTACAAAAATGACCGCTCTGGCGCCACATTTCGAGAACGGCAGCGTACTCCTGCGTAAAACTGAAATGCTTGGAATGCCTGAATTTCGTAATCAGTGGGCACAATTCCCCTTTGCTGAACATGACGATATGCTTGATTCAGTAGCAATTGCAGTTACACGCCTGGCGCTTGGAACCGTAAGCACAGTAGGCTTAATTGATTCAGATTCACCACTTGATATTGTCAAGCACGTTGAAGATTACGATTATGTTTTCTGTGAATGTGGGGAGGAGTACGGCGCCGTATCCCACCGGATACCAGCACTCAATGGAATATGTGATGTTTGCGGTAAACGAATACAGACATTTCCAAAAGAATTGATGGGGGTATCTGCTTGAGTCTTATCTCAAAACTGAAAAATACTTTTGGGAAAACTGCTCCTACCGAAGTCCAATACTACCAACCCGATGCATTCAACTCAATCGGCGGTGCATGGTGGGACAGTGGGGACGAGGATGGTATCAAACGAAAGGGTGTATATACAGATGCTTTTTGGCTTGCACCACCGTATGGAAGACCCCGAGACATTGACTATGACCGCTTA